TCGCGGGCGAGGGCCATCACGTAGTTGCTACCATCCTTGGCGATACCGACACCGGCATTGCTATAGGTGGTGGCCGTACCGGAAACCGCCAGTTCCCCCCCGACCCACGCAAGCGGGGCGGTGAAGGACTGGGTGTTGATCGCGTCGATGTTGGTCTTATCAGTAGCGTCATTGGCGTAGGACACCTGCAGCTTGCCGCCGGTGATGACCACAGTTCCCGCCGTGTTGGCCGTGTAGTGAGACACTTGGCCGCTGTCTGAGGTATAAGTCTCCGTATTAGCGATGAGGCCAGCCGGTGCCACCTCCAAGTAATCGCTGTCCACTACCTTGGAGAAGCCGAGGTCGCAGGGCTCGAATTCCGTTCCACCAAGTGGTGAAGGATTTGGCCAGGTGTAGGATGTACCCGTCAGCCCAGTTTGGTTCTCGATCAAAGTGTCGGAATCGTTGTAGACCCGAAGATTGTAGGTGGTGCCTGCCTCAGGACCGATGTCTCCGTGGGTCGTGTCAAACAAGCTGCCGGAGGTCTGCTGCCGGCGATCGCGATGGGACCAACTAAAGACAACGTCAACCCCAGTCGTGGACGCCGGGTAGGCAACCCCGTTGATCTTGAAATTGCCTGGCGGGTACGGGCGAAAAGCCCGGGCATTAAAGGTCAGTGTGTCTACCGGAGCCCCGCCCAGTTCAAGCGGACCTTCGTTGGTCGCAGGGGTGATCTTCACCTCCAGGGTTTCTCCCTCCACGTACTCAGTCGGGTCCGCGGAGCTGTACACGTCCCAAAAGTATAGACGGGCTCCGGTGAGGTGGGGGCGCGGAGTCGTGTCCAGGACGCCCCGACCCACGGTGATCGTGCTGGTTCCCAGGTCGATGGAGTCCACGCGGACCAGCTCGCCGTCGATTTGACAGTGGGTCCCGACCTGTACCAGGTCCAGGTCCTCCCCGTTCTCGAAGGTCCAGGACGTATCCATGGGCCCAACATCGGCAGCGAGGGTCGCGGTGGGGCAAAAGTCCAGCGCCATCGTCTCCTCGAAGCCGGAGCCGGGATTGACCCAGACGGAGGCGTTGAGGGCGTTCGCCGGGCGAGCCGCAGCCACGGTCAGATAGCCGATTTCAGGAGTGGACGTCAGCGCCCCGTCCACGGCGGTTTGTCCTTGGGCCTGAACCAGCTCATAATAGGGCGCTTCCAGCACCAGCCGGTCGGTCGCGGGGGCGGGAGGCCCACCAATATCCGTCCAGCCTTCGTCCGGCTGGTTCAGGACCCCCTGCTGCGGGAAGGCGAACACGTCCTGGGTGCAGGTTATGCGAATCTTGTTGGACTTCCCATCACCGAAAGCGATGCCCGTCACGCGCATGACCACGTTCTCAATCTCGAAGTCCGGCCAGCTGAACTTGAACACGTCACCAATGTTCAGCTCCCGGGCGTCCTGGTTCGTGTAGAGGGTACACGTCAGGAGTGGAGACGAAAGCGTGCGCAGATCGCGGAGGGCTACCCGGGAAGCAATGGAAAAGTTGGTGAAGCCCGGGTATTGCGCCGTAGTGTTTATGACGGCCCCCTGCATCTGGATCAGGGCTGTGTCCTGGACAGTCAGGCTCGCTTCCTTCCCGGTTTCTGAGTTCCAGTAATTCACCGTCACCGAGTTGGTCAACTCCCCAAAGGCGGGCCGGGAGGGGTTGTCTACCTTCTCCACGTTCGAGGGGTCGAACTCCGGCAGCGCCTCCTCGTCATAGTCCGCCCGGATCAGCTTGAGCACGAACTTGCCCGTGGAGCGGGAGACGTACAGGGCCGCGTCAATGTGCTTCACCACCTCCTGAATGAAGGATTCGATGGGCACCTGGCGATCCCAGAGGAGGCTGATGCCCATCTTTTCGTCATACAGAACGTCCGCCGCGGCCCGGAAGGAATTGTCATCAATGTCCGCCTCCGCATAACCCATCCCCCAGTCCGGGTCCGTCAAGCACTCCCGGATGATGTGGGCTGGGTTCATGTCAAAAATCGTCCGCTCCTGATTACGGAGGCGCAAATCAAAGTAGAACCAATTTTCAGGACGCACCCCCAGGCTATCGTCTCTCCCACAAACCGTGATCTGATTTTCCCCCACTACAAAATACGAACTTGATATTGTTGTTGAATAGTAATGGCCAAAGGTGTCGTAGTTTGTGATAACCTTGTTCCCGTTGATCCAAACTTCAATCCCGTTATCAACGAAGGAATCAAACAGGAACCCTCCTGCTGGGAGTTCCGACAAGTTGATGGTGGATCTCAACCAAACTTTTTTCTGTTGAGGCACCACGGTGGCCGGATTGTTTGAAAATCCCCAGCCCGCAGGCACTCCCGCCCCACTTCCAGACCATGGTTTGTCTCCAAAAGGGGACGGCCCGTTGGGCCACCCGGTATCATTAAAAGAAGGGCTAGAGTAGTCCGAGGGGTCGGATAGATCGACAACCTGGTAGCGCCAATACAGGTATCCGGCTCCGATAATCTCCCCAAAGGACGCAATTGCGGCCTTGGAATCATACCATTGATCCAAGCCGTCCTGACGAACATGGATGCGCTGAAATCGGGCCTCCCATTTCTTGAGATACGGGTTAACTCCAAGGTAACAGTGTCGCAAAACAGTACCCACCACCCCCCGAAAGGCGGGAACGTCCGCCCCGAGTTTTGAAATCAAGTATGAGTTTCTTGATTGATTGGGCGGACCCATCTCAAGGTCCACCAGTCCAGACACTCCGCCTTCTCTCGACTCCCCACCAAATAGGCCCTCCGCGTTTATAGCAAGGGGACCCCCTAAGTGGGTGCCTACCCAGGCATCCCGCTTGTCTACCCGAATGCGCAAAAGTTTATCCACGGGACCATGGCACCAGATCATGTGCATCCCGAGGTAGTATTTGTAACCAACGGTGACTTTCTTACTGCTTCCGCCCACGGGCCACCTCCACAACTTGTAGGGCCATAGCGTCCCCGGTCGCCTCCAGCGTCTCCGCCGGCAGGCCGTCCTTCAGGAACTTCTGCCAGTCCAGTCCATGGCGCTCAAAGAAAGTTCGAGCCCCGCGGGAGCACATCCGAGCTGCCCGGATGTGCTCCATCTTAACCAATACTTGTTCACTCATTTCTTCCCACCTTTCTTGCGAATGGCGACTGCTCTGAAGTCGCCATACCAGACCACGTTCGGGCCTTCAAGGTCCCGCGTGCCGAACAGCACGGGAATCTCGCGGCCTTCCTCCGCGGTCGGTGCCTTGATGTCGCCCAGACCCGCCGGGGGCTGGCTCTGAGGCTTGGGCATCGTCGCGTAGGCTACCACCAACGCGACAACGAACACAGCGATGTACCACCACATATTCGCGCTCCTCCTGGTTACACGATGGAGGACCCGCCCATGGGGTTCTTCTGGGGAATCCAGTCAAAACCACCATAGTTGTCCAGGTTGTTGAACTTGTTTTTACAGGTCGTGCGGAGGTGGTCGCAGCCCGGGTATATCTTCACCGGGGTCCCTCCATAGCCCTCGCCGTAGGCCATGCCGTACCCGCCCTGCTCGAAGGCCCGCGTCAGTGAGGGCATGGGCCGTTGAAGCGTGAGCAAGCCCCCCGCGTGGGCGACCACGAAGCCCAAGAGGCCGTCCGGCGACCGGATCATGCCGCCCGAGAAATAGCCGTCCACGAAGGCGTCCGCCTCCGGGACCTGGACGGAGACGCCCGACACGCTCAGGGCCTCCCCGTTCACGGCGAAGTCCTCCGCGTTCAGCTTACAGCCGCGCCCATACAAGGCATATCGGCATGTTTTCTGGTAGCGGGCGCGGAGCCCCGGGCGGCGAAGGCTCGTGAAAACGGACTCGAAGGACAGGATCAGGTGAGTGTCCGTGGGCTTGGTGCTCGACAAGCGACCCTTCCAAGCCGTGTCGGTCCCCAGCGGGGTCTGAATGAACAGCGTCAGACCCAAGACCTGCTCCTGGTAAGTTCGGAGGAGGAGCCGGCACAGCTCGTTCATCACGTCCAGGCGCACCTCCATGTTGGCCTTGGACAGCTCGTTCTTGGATTCGAGCTGACCCCGACCGATGGACACAGGCACGTATCGTTCGCCGTTGTAATTGACAGCCGCGTCCGAACTCGTGAAGGTCCAAACGTCGCTGCCCATCACAAACCGGAATAGCTCGATTGGTTTCATGGGTTCAGCTCCAACATTCTCACGTTTATCTGGGCGACACCTCCGCCGGGCCAGTCAATCTCCACACGATCCGAGTCCAGCCGCTTCAGTCCCAAGTAGCATACCCGAAGAACAGCAGAGGCGGCAACATTCAAGTCGCTGTCCAGCGTCAGTTGAATCCGGCTCGCGTCAAGCTGCGCCACCCCGGTGATCGTCCGGGCATACCAGGAGCCGTCCGCCGTCTCCACGGCGACGTGTACGCGATCCGAGGCGTGCCGCCGGTACTCATCCGGCGAGACGATCAGAGCATTGGTGATCGTTCCAGTGCTCAGCAGTCGCAGGTCCGCCTCGAAGGACGGTTGCCAGAAAGCCTTGTAACGTCCGGCCCGGCGGTGGAGCCACTGACGGAAGGCCCAGGCCTCAGCAGCGCTGGCTGCCACTTTGCGGTGCGGACGGGAGACGCGCGTGACTCCCCAGGGCGACCGGAAGGAGACGGTGCCCAGGTCCTCGTCATGAACTTCGACCCGGCGAATCAAGCTGTCAGTGAGGGAGGCCCCGGCCAGCAGTATTTCGTCGGTGTACAAGTCATCCCCGAGGAACTGCGCGGGGTCCCCGACCGTCAGCGAAGCGTTGTCCAGCACATCATACGTCACCTCAAAGCCGGCATTGTAGCCGTTGGTCTGCTTCTCCACGTTGTTGGCGATCCGGGCGAACCGGACGGGCATGAGCCAGGCATTGTCGAAGGCTTGCGTCAGTCCCACCAGAGTCAGCGAGGACCCGCCCACCAGGTCCACCCCCACCAGCTGCCACTTCTCCGGGTTTTCCCAGAGGACCGCGAGGGAGGAGGGCCGGAACTCGAAGGTGTTGGTGGTTGCCGGCAGGACAGACAACCCGGCGGCGACCGCCCCGAGCCGTTGGGCCTGGGTCCAGATCGGCAGCAACCACTTCTCCGCCCGGGCTCCATACAACGTATTGAACACCCGGGCGGTTCGATCCGCTCGCACAGGGTAGTCATACCGGAAGGACTGGCGCGGGCTCCCGCGAACCTGCAGCCGCTCCTCCGTTCCGTCGAAGGACTCAATCACGTCCGTTTTCCAGGCCAGCGTTTCCCGCACCGGAGACTGCGGAGGAACAGCGAGGAAGGCCGGGATGTAGTCCGCCTCACAGAACACGTAGGTGGTGTCACCCGTAGTGGTTCCTGCCTCATCCGTACAGTACAGAGCCAGCTGGTGTACTCCCGCCCCGGCGAGGGACTGATGGATGACCAAATACCAATAGGGCGTCTCCTGGCGGTTCGAGTTCGAGGGGTTCACCGTCCCGATGAATTGGCCGTCCCAGTAGGCCCACAAGGCGTTTTCGATGCGGCCCCAGATCAGTACCGGGGCGAGCCCGTCCAGGGTCACGTTCCGTCGAATCCACAGACCGTCATCCACGGGCCACGCGGTGTTGATCGGGTGCTCCGTCGCCAGAGCCCCGATGGTCCCGAACGGAGCCTGGCCGAAGGAGTAGCCCGAGGACGGGACGGCCCAAGCAGTCGGGTCCGCCGGGACCGTGTTGGCGGCAATGATCTGGTATTCCCAGGTGTCGTCAATTTCGATCAACGGCATATCAAGCCCCTCCCAG